TTGGAACTTTTTTGCAAGATGCCGTTTTTTCATTGCATTGCAGTGGTTCGGGATTAGGTATTTTCGCTTTTGACGTTAGTGCTTTGCGATTTGTGATTGGCTCAAATGCCGGGAGACCAATTGATTTTTGCACAAACGTAGGGGGAACACCTGGTGCAGACAACTTAGCTTCTGCTACTCCTGTGATGAAAATAATAAATAATAATATTGTAATGGTGAATCTTCCCACATCTGCATCTGGATTGACAAGCGGAATGCTATGGAGGAATGGAAATATACTAACTGTAGTGCCTTAGATTATGCTAAAACCATCCCTTCGTATATTCCTAGAACAAGATGATATCAGCGCAGACATACTGCCTGACGTTATTGATTCCGAGTACAATAATGAAGGCGACAACGCATCAACTTTACGACTAATTGTCCGCTCATCGCCACGGCTATTTAACAGCAATTGGATGCCTCGCCCGTTTCAATATATTAGATGTCAATTTTATTATGAGGGGGATTCAAACGTTTTAAATGCTGGCAATTTTCAAGTTGAATCGGTGCGAGAAAAAGTTGGAATCAGTTATGATGTGATAGAGATATCAGCAATCTCAGTACCAATAAAAGGACGGATTTACGAGCGCAAAAACCTAAGTTTTAACAACGTATTACTAGAAACAATCTTAAGAGATAAAGCAATTGGATTGCAGCTCAATCCTAAGATTCAGATACCAGAGTTGTTTGTAAATGTTGACCAACAGGAACAATCAGATTTAGAATTCTTGCGGATGATAGCCGAGAACTGGGGCTTCAACTTGACAATTGACAACGGTACTTTGGTAATGGCAGGTGATGCCTATTTCCGCACTATTCCGCCAATTCTTACTATGTCTCGGAGTGAGTATAGATCGCTAGACATAGAGCATTCTGGCTACAATACCTATGCTGATTGTGAGGTATCGTACACTTGGTTAGGTGAAGACAAAAGCCTCACTGTCAAAGATTGGGCGGTATTTACCGATAATCTAGTATCGTTGCGTTCGAGTCGCAGATTAAGGCACGAGATGAAATTTCCGGTAGTGTCGCCGTACCACGCAGCCTATGCGGGAGTAGAGCGATTGATCAAGAAAAACAATGGGCAGATTCAAGGCACGATGGAGGCAATTGGTAGACCTGAGTTGGTAGCTTTCAACAACATTCAACTATTAGGAAATAGGTTTAATGGGAAATATCAGATACTAAAAGCCACTCACCGATTTAATAGTGACGGCTGGAAATGTAGCTGCAATCTCAAGTGGATACCTGTAAGAGCTGGCAACGTGCAGTTTACTTGGTATGATATGCTGGAAATAGCCAGAGGCTCAATTGGGGGCTTTGGCATTGACATTCCTGGCATACCTGGTATTTAATCATGCAAAATATCCCTCGCTACACGGAAGGCGTCAATCCTGGTTTTAGGGAGTTCTCTGCTGAAGATTTTGCTGAAACAACAGAAACACCCGAACAATTGATGTTAAGAAATCAGCTAAAAATATTGACTTTAGCAGAGTTTGGCAGGCTTGACTTAGAGCCTGAAGATTGGGAATATCTGATTTACTCCAAGCTCGGAGTAACCAGGTTAGATGATTGCTCGTCACTTTTTGCTATTAATGAGTTTCATCAATGGCTGCAAAGATTAGAGTCTCGGAGGGTTGAGGATGGCATTTAAGTTAGGTGAAATTAACGCAGAAATTGATGGCATAGGCGAGATTTATCAACGCGTCAAAATACTCTGTCTTACTGAGAAACGCTCGTTACCCGGCGATCCTAGCTACGGCGTGGCTATCAGTCAGTACATCCCCTACTCTGAGAGCAACAAGCCTGCAATCATATCGCAGATACTGGAAGCGATTGGGCGCTATGAGCCTGATATCAGGGTAGCCAAGATTGAGGTGAGTGGTAATATCACGATTACTGTTGAAGGTGTTGGAGCAATTGTTATATGAAAGGAATGAACGAATGGATAAGAGGTATAAATGCTAATCCGCAAAAACTTGCTAGGTTTACTATGTTAAGAATAGTCCAAGATTGGCGCAAGGATTTAAACAATATTCCACACGGAATTATTAGGGGAATATTGTTTAGTGGCGACAGATTTACTTGCTGCGATGAGGCAGTTATAGCTTACGATAACGATACTTTTGTCGGCATTGCAACTATCTCATTTAAAGGCGAAGATTACAGCGGTAAACCAGAGGTTGTAGGGCTGTATGTTGTCCCCGCGTTTCGATGTAAGGGGTATGGGTTTATGCTGCTGAAAGATGCAATTTTGCGGTGTTTGGATGCGGGCGATCGCGTTCAGGTTGTGGCGGTTAGCGCAAATGTGCGATCACTTGTGGAAAGGCTACCGGAATCCATCAGGGCTCAGGTGGATTTTACTGATTGCAGTTTGGGGCTGAATCTGATGGATTCCTGATTTTTGTTATTGGGTGTGGTAGTATAGATACAGGCAAGGTCGTTGCAAGCGACCTCTTTTCAGCCTGTATCAACCAAATCAGAGGAAACCTGACATGGCTAACAATATTATAGCAACAGACAATGACAACTTTGCAGTCGTTTTTAATGTTCGACTGATAATGTTTAACTATTTCAAAAAATCATGGTTTTGTGTCTACGAACAAGATGAGGTTTATGTTGTTCCCCCGGAAAAACAATATTGGGATGGAAAAACTTTTCTGCTCAGAGAATCTTACGAAGAAGATGGAAAAACTTTTTTGATTTATCATCCTGAGGTAGATAGTTTTTACCTTAGCTAAATCTAACCAAATTTTAGTAAACAAACCCACTAATTCCAATAATTAGCGGGTTTGTTTACTAAAATTTGGTGTATAATACAAAATACGGGCAAAAGGGCGTCTCACCGCCCCGATATCAACCCGCTTTCCCCTTCAGTAAGGGAAATAACCACAAATCAGAGGATACCTGAATCATGGCTAATACTAATGATAGCGTGTTGCGTGTCGAGCGCAACGGAGTTGAATATTACCAATACTTAGAACAAAGCACTCGCGATCGGTTGGAAAGATACGTTTGGCAATTGATAGCAGTAGTCAATGTTTCTGATACAAAACAACAGTTTATCAGGGCATACCAAAAGCAATTTGGCAACGCAAATCAACTCGAAATGCTCTAAAAATAACCCGGCAATTATTGAAATTGCCGGATTTATTTTCTCAAGTGGTGTATAATACAAAAGCGCGGGTAAGGTTGGTTGCACAATCCTTATCCGCTAACCACTAACCTAATCGAACTAGGAATATGGCTAATAAAAGTTTCTCACAAGTCGAAGCGATCGTCAAGTCGCTTGAATTAAACTCCTTTGATAAAGCCGTTAAATGGGCAATGGAGCAAACAGGTGAAAGCAGAGATCAACTGCGCAATGATTATTGTAGAATTACCATAGGCAAGCATTCTAAAATGGTGCTGTGGTATCTATACATCACAGGAGGCGACAATGAGTAAGCGCCTCCTAAGCGAAATTTTGACGGATTTTGAGAAGCCAATCTCAAAGGAATTTATTAGCAAAAAGCCCACGTTTAGCAAAGGGCAGAAAGCAGGAGAGGTTGAGTTTATTGCTTGGCCTGTACTGTGCCAATTGTTAAATAAGTTTACAAATGGTTTCTGGGAGTGGAAACTGAGGACAATTTACACGGGCGATCGCGTGATTGTAGAGGGCAGTTTGACCATCCTGGGAAGCGATGGCAGCCTTACCAGAGAGGCTACGGGAAGCGAATCAAGTGACGTGGATGGCTACGGCGATCCTTCCTCAAATGCAGAAGCAATGGCACTGCGTCGCTGTTGCGCAAAGTTTGGTCTAGGCCTAGAACTCTGGAAAAAAAAGAAGCAGAAAAATGGCGGCTTAACTAAAGAGGAGTGGGAGGCTAAATTTGGGGGTGGCTCATGAACTGCATTTGGTGCAACGCCGAAGTCAATTTTGGGCCGAGTGTGGCGTATCGTGATTGGTGCGATGAGTGTTTTGTAAGTCGCCCACTAAGCGATCGATGGCCGAAAACCACAGCGCAGGAATTGCAGGAAATTACTGCGCTAATGGTGTATCTAGAAAATAAGCGCAAGGCAAGAATAGCCAAAAAGAAAGAGAACAACGAAGAAACAAAAGGCAAACGCAAAGGCAAAAGTAAGAAACAGGAAGAAGTCAAAGTTAACGATTTATTTTACTATGAGGATTAGATTAATGACCAACAGAATTTGTGGGAATTGCAAATATTTTGAGGGCAATCCAAATATCGGAATTGGCTATTGCCTCGAACACAATACAGGCACAAAATCGACAGACACTTGCTATTGTTTTGTCAAAAAAGATTAGGAGCAAAAACCATGACTAATGTTGAAGAATTCTTAAATAAGGCAGGAGCGATTACCCTTTGCGGTTCTACTCGCTTCTATGAAGCTTATGTGGCAGCAAATCGGCTACTTACAATGAAAGGCTGGACTGTATTGAGTTGCGGTCAGTTTGGGCATTCATACCACAAAGAAGTAGCCGAACAAATCTCCTTGGCAAAAATAAAGGCTCTGCATTTTTGGAAAATTATGCAAAGCGATGCAATTTGCATTGTCAATGGGAATCAATATTTGGGCAAGTCGTCAAAGTTAGAAATTGACTTTGCAATTAAAAACGGCAAATCAATTATTGAGTTTGAGGCGACAAGTTTGCACGATGGAATAT